GAAAATTTACAGGAAAAGGTAGAATTTAAAGATGCTCAAGAGGATAATGCCGATACTTGAATTTTTGGCTATTGTGGTATGGGGTGTGCTAGCGATAATGGCGATGATACATTATCCTTGACGTAAACCCTTATGGCATAAGGACTTAGGACGACGGCGCCCCGCCCCGCTCGTCGTAACCTCTTACTGTGTAACGACTTACAGCGATTCTATTTTATTGTAAAGTTTGGGGTTGACTTTAGCCGATGATATAGTATAATGACTACATGGGGTTGTAGCTCAATTGGTTAGAGTACTGGACTGTCGATCCAGCGGTTACGGGTTCGATTCCCGTCAGCCCCGCTATTGTCTTGCCCGAGCTAGGCCCGTTAGGTTGTAAATAGGTTATAGCACGCGAGTTTTGCGTAAAGTGTTAACACGGCATGACTTACGACAAATGAAATTGCTCTAAGTTTTTTCTCAAGTTGGGGGTTGACTTTGGACGATAATAGGTTATAATGAGAGAAACACAACACACGAAAGGACACAACATGGTCAAGTTCTCAAAAGCTAATGCAAAAATTGAAGCGTTAAAAGAGGTTCCTTCTTTACAAAAATATCTCAAGGGAAAAAAGGTTTATTCGTTTGATCTTTTGTCGGGTTATTCGTGTCCATTTGCAAAGCAGTGTCTGAGCAAGGCAACGGTCAATGACGAAGGTAAGCGGAAAATCAAAGATGGTCCCGATACTGAATTCCGGTGCTTTTCAGCAAGTCAGGAAGTACAGTATACCAATGTTTACAATTTACGCAAAAATAATTATGATGCGTTGCGTGGGTTGGACGTAAAAGAAATGGTCAAGGAAATTCTATCAGCTATGCCGAAAGATATGGGTGTCTGTAGAATTCATGTGGCAGGCGATTTTTTCAACGAAGATTACTTTTATGCTTGGTTGGTAGTTGCTAACTTAAATCCACATATTCTATTTTACGCCTATACAAAATCCTTGAGGTACTGGATAGCTAATATGGATTTTGTCAACGAACGGCCTAATTTTGTCTTGACCGCAAGTTATGGTGGCAGAGAAGATGGGTTGATCGGTAGTCACAACCTCAGATCGGCCAAGGTGGTATTTTCAGAGCAAGAAGCGTATAGCCAGAATCTGGAAATTGACCACGACGATAGTCATGCCGCAGATCCGGCTAAAAAGAATGATGATTTTGCTTTACTGATTCACGGCACACAGCCCAAAGGTAGTGAAGCAGCGGTGGCTCTAAAAGAGCTAAAGGGAAAAGGGTCATATAGTCGAAAGAAAAAGGTGGCTGCATGACATGGGGTGAACTGTTAAAGTACATGAAAGAGAAAAACATGGAAGACTCGGATTTTTTACGAGAGACTGTCTATGTTTGGAATGTGGAAAGGGGAGAGTTTTTACCGGCTGACCTACTTGAAACTGGAAAAGATGACGATATCATTGGAGGAAACCGGCTTTTTATCTCAATTAAGGAGGAACAGTCTTGATAGGGTATGTGCTGTTAATAGTGATAGGAATTTTTGTTACAATCATGTGGATTAACGACACGGAATAAATAATGTTAAAGTTAAGAAATAAAGAATATAAAATAAAATATAAACATGAGGATGCCGGATTTGATTTTGGGGTTTACATCACCTATATCGATGGTGAATATGAAAAAATGGTATACTTTACAAAACTTGAACACCAAATTAAATTTACGGACCTTTTAAAAGAAGCAGGCTATACATATGTGGAATCGACGTAAACCCTTACTGCCAAAGGACTTAGGGCGACGGCGCCCCGCCCCGCTCGCCGTAAACCCTTACCACATAACGACTTACGGCAATCTTATTTATTTCTAAAGTTAGGGATTGACTTTGCCGATAAGTATAGTATAATGAAAGCATCAAAGGAAACACCGATTAGTAAAGTTTCCAGTTTTTCACTTTTTTAAGGAGAGTTGTTATGAAGGCTATCAAAGGAAACCTGCGTTTCATTCCCCGTGCTATTATTAACACGGAGCGCACCGACCGCCCACAGTGGGCAAAGATTGTAATCGATGGAAAGGTGGTACACACCGGACAACTTCGGTATATCAAGAGAATCGCCAAGGCCAAGTATAATTTGGATCTGGATATTTAAGCGGGTCTCTCCTTTCGTGTGGTCCTCTGCGAGCGTTTTAGTCTGATCAAAGCTAACGGCGCTCGCAGGGGATTTTTTATCTGGAAAAATTAATGCTGGAGGGGTTGACTTTCCGATAATAAGTAGTATAATGAAAGCATAACAAGTTCACTTTTTTGAAAGGAAGAAAAATGTCTCACGAAGTTGAAAGAATGGTTTTTGCCGGTGCAACCCCTTGGCATGGTTTGGGAACCGAAATTGACAGCGCAACCAATTTCTGGGATGCGTTCCGATTGGCCGGTTTGGATTGGGAAGTTGAGACCGAACCCGTTTTCCGCAAGGATGGTCAAGAGGTCAAAGCTCAAGCTGCGGTGCGAACCTCAGACAATCGGGTTTTGGGCGTTGTAGGTCCACGTTGGACCCCCTTACAAAATAAGGATGCGTTCAAGGTGTTTGAACCGCTCGTAGATTCCGGTGATTTGATTTTGCATACTGCCGGATCTTTGCGAAATGGCGAACGTATTTGGGTTCTGTGCCAGTTGGGTGCGGAAAATAGCGAAATCGTAAAAGATGATGAAATCGCAAAATTTGTCTTGCTCAGCAATGGGCATGATGGCAAGCTGGCGGTTCATCTAGGATTTACGCCGATTCGCGTGGTTTGCGCCAATACTGAAGCAATGGCACGAGGTTCTAAAGCCTCTAAATTGATTCGGGTGAGGCATCACAGATTTGTCAAGAATAACGTGGAAAAACTCCGCGATATTATGAATCTGGCAAACCAAGAGTTTGAGACGACTGCCGAAAATTATCGATTCTTGGCATCGCGTCAAATTAACTCGAAAGATTTGCGTAAGTATGTTAAAATCGTTTTCAATGTCCAAGAGCAGGAAGACAAGGATATTTCAACGCGAACTGAAAATATTATCCAGAGCGTTGAAAATTTGTTCTTGACTGGTAAGGGCAACGATTTGCCGGGCGTCCAAGGTACTTACTGGGCAGCATATAATGCCATGAGTGAGCATCTTAATTATAATAAAGGGAGAAGCAACGAAAATCGAATGGATTCTCTCTGGTTCGGACAAAATGGAAATTTGAACCAGAAAGCCCTTGACACTGCGTTGGCTCTCGCAACCTGATAGGAATCTGTTTAATCGACACGTCAGTCAGGCTAGCTAAGTGCTGACCTCTGTTCGAACTGCCCCGTTCCCAAATCTGGGAGCGGGGTTTTTTTAATTGACCTAACCCCTTACTATCAAAAGACTTAGGGCGACGGCGCCCCACCCCGCTCGACGTAAGTTGTTACTATATATAGACTTACGGCAATCCCCCAGTGCAAATATCATGCCGAACTGTAAGTTGTTGATATGTATAGACTTATGAAGATTTTCTCAAGTTTAGGGGTTGATTTTGACGATGTGTATTGTATAATAGACGTAAGTACTTATGCTGTAAGGACTTATGAAAAAAAGTAGAGAAAACAAACCGATTCCAACATTCCTTTGAAATTTATCGATCTTTTGAAAAAAATAAAGTTTTTCTTGCCGGGCTGTGAGATGTCTCAGCTATACTAGGCCCTTGCAGTCTGTGATAGTCTATAGCACGCGAGTTTTTCCTACAAGTTTAAACTGTCAAATATTTTTACAAAATAATGAGATTGTATTTTCTGAACTAGACCTTTGAGTCCACGATAGTCCATAGCACGCGAGTTTTCCCAAATAGAGGTATTCAATGGCTAAAAGTTTAAAGAAATCCGCCGAAGATAATGTACAAAAGATGAAAGAATTTTCTTTCGATGTACAAAAAGATTTAATTTGTCAGGAAGTTTTAGAGACACTAGGAGTAGTCAATGATTTGCATAAAGTATCAGCAAAAAATGTATTTGATAATAAATGGAGAATAGATGTCTGGACACAACAATGGTTAGAACATGCTTGTGGTCCCTCTTATAACATAAAACATAGTTATTTTTGTACAATAAAAGACAACTGTATCTCTGGGTGCAATCCAGAAATTTTACCCCTATATAAATAAAAGTAGGGTATAATATACTATAGGTAATTTGGAGAACCTTAAGAAATCTGAAATGTTTCAGATAAGGTTTTTCTCTCACAGTATGGAGAAATGTAATGGGTACAAAGATTAATTCACTGTTTAAGTCAAGAAGGTTTTGGGTCGCTGTAGCAGGCGTGGTAATTGTAGCAAGTGAAACTGTTAGAGGTACTATAGGTATTTCAGCAGAACAAACCACCAACGTGGTTCTCGTACTTGGTTCGTGGATTGTAGGCGATTCTTTACGTACTACTTAAATAAAACTTTTCTTCGCATCCTTCCTTAGATCAGCGGGAAAAAGTTTCAGAGAAATTAACAAGAATAAACTTGCAAACAAATAAAACGTAGTACCAAGGAAAATCCTAAAGTATCTGAGCATGTCTTTTCCTTTCTAGCCTCTTGAGTCTGAGATAGTCTATAGCACGCGAGTTTTTATAATTTTATTAATATTAAGGTACATTAAGAGCGTTAGTTTTCTGAATAATTACCTGAAGACCATAATGGAACATACCTGCTTCTTCTAAGTCAAGTGTCAGAGAGTTTCCCTCACTATCTTTTATAATAACTTTAAGCCCATCTATAGCTACACTTGCGCTCTGCTTCTTTCCGGTATATAATTCAGCAACTTCTGTTTCTTCATAATATTTTACAGTACTTTTATGTTGTCCATCTTCCATAAGAA